GCACTACGGTGTCTCGTTTGTCTTTCGTGATCAGCCATCTTTGCACGACCACTCTTTGCTTCATCAGGAGAATAGGTCCTACCACTGTTATACCATTCTTTACCAACGTGCCCTCTCTTCTTGGCATCAGCAGAGGCTTCTCTACGCTTTAGTTTTCTGCGGTTTGCCTTGAAGTCTTTGAGAGACATACCCTCGTCTATTTCAACTTCTTGAGTAGCAACCTGTTCCAGATAAACTCTGGAAATATCATTCAGAGGATTAATAGACATTGTAAACTTACTATTTCTTTACCTTATACTTATTTATGAATTCCTTGACGTTAGTTTGCTTGTATCCACTGTAAGGTTTTGCCCCAGGTTGGAGATTAGTTGGGTCTCCTTTCTCAAAACCAGGAGTCATGTCTACTGCATACTTAAAGAATCCACCCGTTCCAACCAATGTATTTGGTTTACCAGGAACTCTCATTTTCCTTTCAACTCTTTTCTCTTGATATGCTTCTCTAAAGTTTTTCGGAACATTCCTTGCTTGAGGAATGAAAGCACCATATGGTCCAACTTTTGGATCTTCTTTATCAACGAATCCGTCAATATTTTCGTCTTTCCTATTGATCGCTTTCTTTACAAGTTTTTTTAAATTAGTTGAAGGAACTTCAACTTCCGCTTCCATTACATCACGAATCCATGACTTAAACATATAATCTTCTTCTGTTACACAAATAAGATAATTCGTTCCTCTACGAATAATCTTTCCAATTAGTCCAGTATTTAGATTTTCTACTATGTCACCAATTCTGTAAATCTTATTGAGTATATAGTTTTCACGAAGAGATTCCTGATCAAACTTTGGGGCAATTTGCCATAGTTCTGCAACGTCCTTTTTCTTTTTAATTTTCATTCCAGAACGAACAGAATCGAAAAGTGCTTGAGTATCTCCGTCGTCAAGCGTCTTAGGGGTTCCTCTTCGGAATGATTCAAAGTCATTATCAATAACTGCCTTTCTCATTTTAGAAGCAGACATTCCCTCAACACCTTCTGTGTCTGCGTCTCTTACACCAGCAGAAACAACACGAATTAAATCGAACTCATAAAGGTCTCCATTATATTTCTGGGCAAGATTTTCAAATTCTGCCTGTCTATCAGAACCTACAACGATATTAACATTTGCATATCCTGCTTCTGCTGCCGCAATCAATACATTAAAGATTGATCTCATTTCGTCGTCATTAATAATATTCTCCGCAAAATCAGGGAACATCTTTTTCATAAACGAAATCTTCATATCAGGATCAAGAGGATTTTTCTTGGGGTCCTGAGTTCTTGATGGATAAATCTTTAGGTCTCCGCCAGTTGCTGCTTTTCTTGCTGCCTTTAAAAGTTTTTCGTGTCCTACTGTTGGTGGATTGAAACGACCAAATGCAACAGTTAAAGTATCACTACCAGTATCAACATCACCAGTTGGAGTTTCTGCTTTTGCTGGTGCTTTTGGTGCTGGTTGGGATGCAGTTACTTCAGGTTTTGGTTGTGGTGCAACTCTCGGAGCACCCCCAACAGATTTTGGTTTATCTTTACCGTCTTCTACTCTACCTCTATCATAAAATACTAGTTTTCCCTTTTCTGTTTTCGCAACAAATTCTCCACTAGAATCTAGCCAGCCACCATGACCGTCGCTCTTGAGGTTTAACTTCTTCGCTTGCATAGATGCTTGCGATTGAGTTGCCTCAGTTAGAAATTTGGAAAAACTCTTCATATTGATCAATCTTATACTTTATTTAGTTTATTACCAATATTCTACACTCAATTTCATTGTAGAAGACATTGCTATAGATTCATACTTAAACCTAATTTTAAAAAGTTTATTAGAAGATATTTTAATACCTACTGAAGTATTTCCTATTTTTTCATAAGAAATTCTATCATTTGATATTAGTGCTTTAAAATCTGAAGAGGACAATGGATCACTCACAACAGCATTATAAGGTGGTTTAGTTCCTCTTCCAGTAACTTTAATATATCTCGGTAACTTAATAGTATCATACAAATTATTGAGAATATAATACTTAACGTCAATGTCTCCAGCAGATCTCAAACCATTTATTAGAATGTCCTGCAATTTTGGATAAACATATGTATTAGCATATCCAGTAATATCTTTTTGCATTGTTTCAGATAATGCTTTCACCTGATTTTTTCTGGTATTCGCATTACTAGAAAGATTTGGGTGTTGTCTCAAAAATGTATTTGTTTGTTCAGTAATAAAATCAGTCAACTGGGTTCCTTTAAGTAACTCGGTTTGGATTTCTTTCATACCCTTATTTTTAAAAGGAGCTTGACCAGTTGGAGACTTAATTGATTTTGCAGATAATCCAAGATTATTATCAATATTAGTAGATCTATTAAATTCTATTAAAAGGTCTGAAGGATTCTCTTTACTCTCCGCTTCATAATTTTCGTTTATTGCTTGAAAGTTAAATCCTTGTCTAGCAGTCCAGTGAACGTCTTTTACTCCTCCACTATATCCCAATTGTGCAGCTTTCTTTAAAAATTCTTCAGCCATTGCATATGTCTGCCCTATTCTCCAGACTTTTTCATCTTCATTGACAGAAGCAATTCTTTTATCATAGGTATCTTTGGCTGCTGCTATTCCTCCAGTCCAATTACCACCATTCAATAAAAATCCCAAATGAATCTCATTTATATCTGCACCAGGTGTATTAGAAGCCATTGAAACAATATACTTTTTCAAGTATTTAGAAGTGGAGGATATCGGACTCGAACCGATGACATCTTGCTTGCAAAGCAAGTGCTACTACCAACTGAGCTAATCCCCCGATAAAGACATTATAAAACCCTCTCAACTAAAAGTCAAGAGGGTTAGAGCAACCTTCCGATTTATTTATCAGTCGTGCTCACCCATTGCTTTTTGCTTACGGAGTTTCTTAGCACTCTTAGTTACACCACCAGGACCCTCTGAAGGATAATCATGATCCTGACGAGTACCTAGACCATGAGCAGAACCTGCTCTTGCTCTTTCCCTATCGTCAGCAGTCAAACCCTTTCTTGGAGAACCATAAGGATCAGTTCTATTAGCAGGATTAGTTCTGCTTAACATTTTCTTGAGGAAGGGCTTTCTCTTTGCAGTCATTTTGGTTTGTCTTGCTGCACTATATGCCTTTGGTGTAGCACCATATGAACCTTCTGCTTCAAGAATTTCTTTAATATCTTCAGAATCTAGTTCATTAGCCATAATCCACTCTGCTTCTTCCAGAGTTTCTGCAAATCCTTCTACTTGGAGGAACTCAAGAACAGTATCAAAAATATCAAGTTCTTCTCTATTCAGTTGCTTCTTCTCTGCCGGAGTTAGAGCACCTCTTTGTGCTCCTCTTGCTGCCTGCTTTGCTTTTACTCCAGCATCATCAGACTTGTGGGCATATCCATGAAGTCCAGGAGATGATGAAGTGGTCTTACGGAAATCACCTCTCTGCTTCCTAGCAAGTTCTTGCCTTGCCTTTGCTTTCTTAGTATCACCGAATGTTGATTTCTTTTCAAGTGCAGATGCTCTATCTGCTGCTTCACCACCACCAGTTGACTTAGCAATCTTTTGGCGGATGGGTGCTTCATCATAACCACGCTTTGCCATTGCAGTTGCTTCATCAATAGGAGCATTAACTTGTTGATATGCTTCGTATAAACCGCGCAGTTCTTTGGAATCCATTTTTACAAATACTTTTTTAGTTATTTATAAAAAAAAGACCCCGAAAGGTCAGGCACCAAGAACAGCACCAATATTCTCATCAAGTTGTTGAATTACTTCACGGATATCAACTACCCGAGGTGGAACACTCACTTCATCATATGTGTATCCTTTTTGAGCATCAAACAGAACTTGACGAACTGCAGCAGCAGAACGAGTATCAAGTTTAAGAGTTACTTGCTTTTCTTTAGTCACAGATCTCCCTCAACACGATTTTCAGAACGATAAACATCAAATGCACCTTCAGGATAACGAGCACTCAGTTTTTCATAATTCATTTCCATAATCTCACGGAAGTTAGTGTCAAGTGCCATACATGCTTGAGCAAGATACCAACAGATATCACCAAGTTCACGCTTCATGTGAAATACATTTTCTTCATTATAAGGTTTACCTTGAAGGATAATCTTTTTCACAACCTCAGTAAACTCACCTGCTTCTGCTGTCATACCAAGAGCAGCGGTCAGTAGACGGGGAACGTCTGCGTCATTAGTCGCTTCAAGTTCAGTCATTCGTGAAAGTAGTTGTGCAAAATCACTGCTAGCAGGACTTGTAGTTTGACGCACAAACTCAATGTACTTATCACTATCAATAACTTTTTTGTCAGTCATCAGAATTTAAATCCCTCAAATGTTTTCTTTGGTTTTCTGTCTTCAAAATCATACTCCTCTTCTTGTTTGTTGTCAAGGATATCTTGTTGAGCAGATTGTTCGCAGTCATAAAGACGCATTTTTGCACGATCAATACCAACCACAAACCTTTTATGGATAGTAGGATCATTATAACGATTCTTAAGTTGTTTTACAAGAATCTGACCAAGTTCTTCCAACTCTTCTGTAGAAATAAGAGCAAACATAAGATCAGCAGTAGCAGGAAGACCGAAACTTTCTGAAGTATCGGTCAATTCCACATCAGAAGAACCGTAACCTGAACGTGTAGTTTGAGTAGCACTTACGATAGGAACATTAAATTCCACAGCAAGACCACGGAGTTCTTCAGCAATAGATTTCACAAAAGTGTATGAGTTGATATTACTACCACCACGATACCTAGAGGAAGCACAAATATTCAGATAGTCAATGAAGATAATATCTGGATGGAATGATTTCTTAAGTGCAAGTTCATTCAACAGAGACTTAAAATGTCCCGCATGTGCTGAAGCAGTTGGATATTCTTTAATAATTAACGTACCCTGAGTTTTTTTGGAAAGGTTTGTGACCTTGTTCTCGAACATTTGCTTCGGAAGATCCGCAATATCCTGAATCGGGACATTGAGAAGGTTTGCGTCAATTCGCTCTGCAATTCGTTCTTCCGCCATTTCAAGAGTGATGTACAAAACGTTCCTGCCTTGCAGTAAGACGGAAGAAGCAACATGGCACATAAAGAGACTCTTTCCGACACCCGTACCAGCAAGAGCGATATTGAGAGTCTTATTAGGTATACCACCTTTTGTGATTTTGTTAAAGTACTCAAGGTCGAATTCAATTTTCTCTTCCTTCTTATGATAGGACTCGTAGCGTTGTTCATAATCTAGCAGATAATCGTGTCCAATGTGGGTATCGAAAGATACTGCCAGAGCATCTGAAAGAATGCTAGGAATACTATCACGATTTTTCTTCTCGTCTTTACCATCTGCAATATGGATTGATTCCATAAGAGCAAGATAGATTGCACGGTCACGACACCACTTTTCAGTAGTATCAGTTAACCAATTATTTTCTGTTGGTTCATCTCCAAGGGATCCAACAAGACTGATAATTTCTTTAAAGGAAGTATCATTGATATCTTGTCGGTTCTCAATTTCGATACAGAGAGCTTCTTTAGTAATTGGTTGATTATACTCTTGAACGAATTTTAAAATCTCCTCAAATACAATCTTCTGATTACTATCTTCAAAATAATCCGACTTGATAAAAGGAATTACCTTACGAATGTATTCTTCATTGTGAAGAAGATTGCGAAGAATGAGAATTTCAACTTTGTCCATGTGGCATATCAAATACAAATGTTATTCGGGTCTCATCACCGATATTTACGGTTCCATGAGGTAGTTTATTATTAAACCACAAAAGAGTTCCTGGTTCAACAATAGCGGTATCAGTCCCGCAAAAATACTGATATCTCCCAACAATAGAAAGGTGATATCGGTCTCTTGTTAGATAATATATTCCCTCGTCAATATGAGCACCAACTATTTCGTCAACGGGAAGAGAAAGAAATCCGCAGCGGTGCAATTCTCTATTACCAAATTGCTTACGGATAATCTTCCTGATTTCATTGTGGTGCTCATATGCAGGAGTCTTAATATTAATCTCAGAGTCTCCAACAAAGTCTTCTTTATTTTTGACTCCACCTATTATAAGTTGAAGAGCACTTACTGGCAAGTCAGCAAATCCTCTATCAACAAGAGATTGGGAATCTTTCAAACTTTTTTGGTGATCCCAATCTTCTGGATATTTTCTAAGTTGGTCTACTACTTTCTTTACATTAATTCCAGTTTTGAGAATCTTGATCATGACCCATAACTAAATTCCTGCTTGGCAATTTCATCCAACTGTTGCATTACCTCTGGAGTAAAATACACCTCAGGTTCTTTTAGAATTTGCTTTGCATAGATCTTCTTACCGTCGATCTCATAGCGTCCTGCTACATTCTTCCAAAGTCCACCAATCTCACCGAGTTCAAGAAGACCATAATATCGATCAA